GTTTCGTGCTTTACGCTGAGCACGTCTTCTGGGTTTCTGAGCTCCATTCATTTTACTATTTCGATGTTCTGATATTTCTCGTGATGATACACCGTATGGTAGGAAGGATTAATGATTGGCGGTTCAGTCCAGGATTTAGTAGCTAAAATCAACAAGAGTATTAGTACAGCAACCACGAGTGGCCAAACGAAAGGACTGTCTGGACAGTGGCACTTTCCCAGCGATCCACAAGCCAGCTAGAAATTGAAGTTAAATGTGTTTTCAATCTTATCTGCTGTTTGCACGATTCCTAGACCAAACTTGGTTTCGTCTGGGTTGGCTTGAGTTATGGCTGTGCGACCGGCGCCGGCAGCAACTGATGTTCTAGCTGATCTAGCTGCGGCTCTGTCGTTCTTTGGGTTGCTGGTGTTGAGAGTGTTTTCACTTCTTTGGTTGGTGCTACTAGGGGGATTGTAGGGAGGAGTTTCAGTAGCAGACATTCAGTGGCTCTTGCAGGAGTTCCCAAACTGGATGGATTCCAGGATAGTGTAAGAGCATCGAAATAATGTTCCATACTTTCTTGTTCGTCTGGGGTATACCCAAAGGCTAAGTAGAACGAGTACCTCGTGGCTGTTTCAATATCTCTGGACTTCCTGTGGGAATCGTTGGCTAACCGTGAAAATCCGCTATTAAACTCTCTTGATTTATGTATGTTCCCTTTATCTATGCCATTTCTGACCATGCAATTGTAATATGACTGTTTAATTGGTATGCCGCCAGTCAAGCTTATTCCAGCCTCTCCAACTGCTCGACACCACTTGCGTGCTGAAGATACAGAATAGAAGGGGGTAATGCTGTGACTGTCTTTGCTCATTGTTACAGTCGGGTTCCGTACCATAATGTATTGGGTTCCATCAAACACTGGTTTCATTTGGCAAAATTCCACTTGTTCCGTAATATAGACAGGGTCTTCTGCGACAACTTCGAAGCCATAATCCATCCAATGGTCGTACAAGTTACGTACCACTACTTCCTCATCATCCACCGAGCAGATTAAAACGTTGTCGTCTCCATTATTGACGAGGTATGCTTCTATGTTGTGCTTGTCGACAAATGCCTTGGTAATTAAACAAGCGAGTATGCAATTTCCCAAACTGGTGTTCATGTCCCCTGACATTCTCTTTCCATCTACTTGATACTTAAAGAACCCATCTTGTGTGTGTGCTGTACCCCGGTTGTTGATTTGCCATTGTAGCAACTGTTTAAGTGTATCGGGATAGCCGTGAATGGCATTATAGATGGAATGTTCGAATTTCAATGCTTGCACGGACACATGCTGGTCAAATCTGGATGCGTCGAATCCAATGGCGCATGGGTGTAAAAATTTTTTCATTTTCTTGTGCAATTCTGCTCCCATGCCTTCAACATTCATACCCTTAAATATCGTTTTCCCCCCCCATATATTGTCTATGGCTTTGTATATGGGATGTTCGATATGTTTTAAGTATTTCCCGAGCTCCACGTTGTATCTTGGGTGTCTTGGTTGTATTACCCTGGGGCATGGATCTGGTTTGAGGGTGATGTTGGTTTTCTCCGCTTTGATGAAAGTCTTAAGGTAAGAGTCTCGCTTCTCCAACGGTCTTTCTGACAGGGAATCTACAGCCTTGCTATAAGTGGTCAACTTAGGACCATTATAGTAAGAAAGGAACTTCTGTTCACTGATAGGAGATTTGCGACCGACTCTTCGTATTATGTCTTTCTTATATCGGTTCAGGGTTGTGCGGAATATTCCATCGAGTGGTTCTGTGGCTGGAATATAAGCCGGGTCTACATCGGGATTGTGTGGCATATAATTTTTCACTTTGTAGACCCTCTCA